TTTCATATAGCCACGCTCTTCTGCGGCCTGATAGTCTAAACTTGCTGATCCTGAGAATGGATCTACAGGTATATCTGTAGCATATACGCCTGTATTATGACGAGTCAACTTACCATCACGTATGATACTAGCTGGTGTTACATTTAACAAGTTCAACACCTGCTCACGGTCAGCGAAATCTATGTCGATGTCTGAACGAAATTTCACATCTTCTCCGGTGGTAGAAAATCAGGTGGTGGTGTGTTGGGTATTATACCCATGCTTTCTTGCGGCTCAACTTTGGTCTGTTTGTCTAATTGTTGTTTAATCTGGGCTACATCATAACTTAATAAGGCAATGTCAAGTCTTACTGTAGCTATATCTTTGCGCAGTTCATCAAACAATACACGCAATTCATCAGCGATCATAGTTTCGCCTCCTGTAGTATGCTTTTTATCCATTCAGTATCTGCCACATAATCTTGGAATTTCCTTTGCCAATAGTCTGGATCTATCCAAGGCAGGATTATTCCCACCTGTTCTTCATTTAGTTGATCAAGGAAATCAACACCGCTGGTACAGTTATAGACAATCCAAGGACTAATCCTGCCATTAGCGATATGATGGCAAATGCGATTAGCATTGCCAAACCTAAAGTAATCACTAAATCCGTTTTTAAACTCTCCCAATTCATCCGCATAATCCTGCATCTCCTTTAGAGCACGTTCAAGCGCATCTTGAACTGCTTCCTTACGCATATACGTTTTAAGATATTCTAAATACACTCGCTCATGTGTCCAATGATCTAATTTTTTATTTTCTTTTATGACCCAATCGATGAACATCTTAGGGTTGACCGCACGTATAGCTACCATGTGTCGACCAAATTTTACGAACGCACGATAGTAAGGACTAGCTACAAAATCCACATAGCTTTTCATCTTTGCTGAACCCTGTGTGAGTTCATAGAAGCGTAGATATGCTTGGAGTCCAAACTGCACGCCAGTTTCTTTTTCCTGTTGCCAGCGACGTTTTTCTTCGCAGAGATGTGCCGCAAGTGTTGACTCCTTGCGGAACTCTTTGGAGCAATACTTACATTTATAGCTCGGCTTTAATTGATTTGTCATCAAATCCGAGGTTTCGTGCCATGTCTGCAATATCTCGTTTATCATTGATCTTCGCTAGTAGGTCTATTTCGTCTGATTTTAAATTAGGATATAACTTAGCCAAGAACTTTTGGCTTTTGTTATCGCCTTCTTTTTTCTTTGTCTTTAACCAATAGTGAAATTGATTACCCATGCCTGGACTCACTGATGTGCAGGCTAACCACTGTAGTTTAGGATGGCGGTTAATATCAAAAAAGTGTTTGTTCACACGTTCATTTGTGGCCATTAGATAGTAAGCCTGCATGTCACCACTGCCACTTACATTAGCACCATATTTCAACATGAGATATGTGCTGAACTGTTTACGTTGTTCGTCAGTAAATTTATCATAGTAGGCGCGATCCTTGCGATCAAATGCCGCCATCTCATTGCCGATATATAATGGATCTGGATTACTCACTTCTTGCTCCACCCCTTGCTGAGGTATGTTAGTATACGATCAACACTAGACTGCATACTATTATATTTGTTCTGTAGATTTTCAATTTGATCTTGCTGACGTTCTACTAAACGCAATAATCTGTCTACTGCGGCAGTTTGCTCTCGCAATTTCTTATCTTGGCTTAGTAAGTTTGGACGCGGTGGAGCATTTGGATCTACTGCCCGTTTCTTTTTCTGTTTAAATTGTTGTGGATTAAATGCCATCTTTTGATTCCTCTGAGAGCTTATATATAATTATACATTTTTCTACTGCGTCTGTCAAGGCTAGATTTCGATTGCGATTTTTGTATATATCCGTCCACATGCGTTGTTCTACCAATTCTCGAGCTTCCCAGCTTTGCCCAATCAAAATCCGTTCACTAACAGGAGCACCTGCCTCGCGAGCATAGGTAGTCAACCCACCGTCTGGACTTTCATATATGTATGTTGCGCCAGGTTTTAGATTACCCATTACCAGTGCCTTATAATTCCTGCTATTATGAATAGATTTGTTATGATATATAATGCCACTATAGCTGTTCTGATGGATGCAATTACATCTGCTTCCTTATCTGTAATACCTTCTTTTTGTCCTAGAGCTTTGGCCCAAAGTCTCCACATGCTCAATCCTTTCTTTACCATATCTTACCGTAGTCCACCACTTCACTTTGCCTGCTGATATCTTTGACGAAATAAGCACACAGTGGGTGCTCACCGTCGGTGATAGGCACTGCCAACATCTGTCCTGGACGCAGTTTTGGAAAATACCATTTGACATCTTGATAGATATCTACTATTTCAATCGGGTGGAACTCTGGTTTAAAACTATCTAATGGATTAAAACAGAACACGCTGAATCCGCGATCGTTGATTGATGTCAGTGGTATGACTTCTAAGTCGCCAAAATCTGGCTCACCAATAAGTATCTGCCAGTCCACAGGCATCTTGACCAAATGATTTCCAATACGCAATACCAACGCTGGACTGTTAAACGATTCCAAGAAGATCAGTGGTATAAAGAAGTAGTCGGGATTCTTTGGATCGCTGTTGTCCAATATAGCGAAACGTAGATCTTCGACTTCATCTGGAATCTCATTCATCTCATACGCGGTGTTTTCTAAGGTTAATATATACATATCTTATTGCCAATCGGTCTTTTCAACAACGAATGGGTAGTTAGCCTCCTTGTAAAATTGTTTTCTTTTAGTTAAGTGCCGTTTGGCAAATTTGCAGGTACTTGTTATGTCCCAGATCTGGACGAAATCTTTGTCCTCAGCTTTGCGAATACCGCGGCCAATTGACTGGATAACTCGAACAAAGCTCTTACCAGGCTCAACAAGCACAAGGTTAAAAATACGAGGAATATTGATGCCAACAGCGGCAACACCATAAGTGGCAACAATAACTTTGTCATCCATCGTCGCAACATCGTCATATTGTTCTTTCCTATCATCTGCTTTAGTTCCTCCCGAAACAAATACTGCATCTTTAATTTTTTCTATTAATGCTCTACCTGGAGCAATGCGATCAACTAATACCAGTGTATTACCTGATTTACGAATAGTTTCTACTAACTTAGCGATATAGTCTAGCCGACCTTCTGTTTCTAATAGATATCGTAACTCACTTTGATAATCTCGATATTCCACATGATCAACTAGCTGTAGGACATTTACATGGCAGTTGGCTAATACGCCCTGCTCTTGTAATTCACTGGCACTTAATCGGCCAATAACGTCTCCAATTGAACACTTTAGGCTGACAAATTCGTAATCTTCTTTAGGGATCGTGCCGGTTAGGCCCCAGCGGATAGGTATATGTGCCATTACCCCAGTCAGTAATGTTTTAAGCGCATCTGCTTTGGCCATATGCACTTCGTCAACCATAACACAGACCACATCCTGTAGGAACTCACCGATAGTGATGTCCACTTCATGATTGCGTGATCCTTTAAGCAAGATGTTTAGACTCTGCCAAGTGCAGATAGTATGTGTGCGTCCAAACTCTTTACGGTCGCCAAAGTATACTCCGACATCCAATCCCATGTTTATATAGTCTGCTTCTGTTTGCGTTACCAATGATTTGTTTGGAACGATGACTATCGTTCTACCATGTGGTTCACAGCAATAACTCAATGCGGCTGTAATTAATGTCTTACCTGCACCTGTCGCTACTTCCTGTAGGCATTGGGGATTAGCTAAAAACTTGTTGATTATTTCAACTTGATAATCACGTAGGACTATTGGTTCGCCTGCCATTGGATGGCGAGCTGGCCAATTGATATGTTTGAATGTCGCTTCTGTTACCTCATCAAACTCATACTGTGTTTTATAGTCACGTAGATCTTCTAACTCTAAACTATAACCCTGTTGATCTAAATAGGGAATGATCTCTGGTAATAGGTTAACATAAGTGCTGCCACCTAATTGGAAGAATGCTACCTTACCATCCCAACGACCTAAACGGACAGCTGGTAAGTAGCGGGCGCCAGGTATCTCATACTTGAACTTGTTTGAAAGTTCTTTGCGTTCATGTAAGTCTAAGCCTTCTATCTTTACATTAACTTCATCTTTAATTATCAGTCTAGCCAATGCCATTTATTTTCCTAATATTTGCAAATACCAATTTATATTGTGGATTGAGATAATCTCTATTTTTAGTATTTGAAAGTTTATTAATTATAGCATGGTTCGCTATACGTATCAACCCCGATTGTAGATTATCAACTGCTTTACATTTAATTTGAATTTCTGTTGATTCAGTCTGTAGAGAAACTTCTTCGCCATCACCGATTGATAGAGATCGTAAATCATCGGTATTTACTTCTATCAAGGGTCTATTGATATTTGGTATCATACAGTTCATGCTGTCTTTTTGTCTATATCCGCACTGCAAAACAAATTTGTAATCAGTGTCTGTTAATTTCGAGTTTAGTGCTTGTAATGATCTTAACAAAAATTTTCCGGTTAGATCGATTGGCCCACGATCAACATTGATCGGAAAATTTACCTGTCCCCATCCTTTAGTATCTATATCATATACCGCTGTATCTGCTAGTTCTCCTGCTGTTTCAATTGAATTTGTTTCGCTGGCTACTGTAAATATTTTCCACCAGATCAAAGAAACTATAGGATTCTTGTAACGGATACCAACGGTCCTATATAAAACTTAGTAGACTACAGTTTCTTTATTTTTAATTTTATCCAATAAAATCTCAAAAAATTGCAATCTATGACTATGATATTTTGCTATTAGTTCTTTTATATTTTCTTCATCGATTAAATCTAAGCGACCAAGTAAGGTTTCATATACGCTTTCGGCTGTTGGATTATTCGATACTATAACAGGCTTCGATAATCGAGCTAAATTATTAGTAACCGCAGATATTTCATAGCTTTCTAAAAATGTAGGAGTTGGCAATATATAATCTGCTGTTTGGGTGCTGATAGTATTAAAACTGTCTAGTGCTATTACTAAATCAATTTTTTCCAATTGTGATATAAGTTTATCACTGTTAGGGAATCTACCAATTGGATTATTGTTATCGATAAACACGCATTCAAAATGCCTATCTTCATCTATATATAGATTATCCACGATAAAGGATGATGGGGTGACTCCCGCGACTTGTTTTTGATATCCCCAGGGCACTTTAGTTTCGGTATAATAATGATCACTAATTATACCTTGACTAATGCAGCCATCAATGGTTATCATCCCTCCGGACTTCTGATAATTACCAGTTAATAAGTATAACAGACAAAACAAATAATTATTTGCAAGGGCGTTTGGAGTATGACAGATACCATTGCCTGACGTAATAGATACTCCTCCATCAGCTGAATGTATCAAATCAGCGATAGTTGACAATTGATCATATGATAAGCCACAGATATCTAAACATTCATCTAAATTTATCTGTGAAAAATATTCCTGTATTTTTTGATAATTTGTAGTTCGCTTGTTAATAAACTCTAGATCAACATAAACCTTATCTATCAATAGTTTTATCAAAGCTATCATAGCCCACGCATCACTGCCTGGATTTATTTTCAAATGCTGATCAGATATCTTGGTGGTGTCAGTGTCGCAAGGGTCGATCACTATTAATTTTCTATCGGGATCATTTTTAATATCTAAAAGAATTTTTCTTGCACGTGGGTAGTGTTGTGTAATCCAAGGATTCTGTCCGATGATTATATGCACCTGCGAGTTTATGCGATCAGGTTCCACATGTGTATGTAGTAGAGTTCTTTCAACTAGTTCAGGGTAAATTTTTTCCATGGAAAAAACATTAGTTACAAATTTTGCCCCTAGTTTTCTCATCAACTCATATTTGTAAACACTTTTATATTCGACTGTTGCTGGAGCCATATATAAGATTCGATCTTTTCGCTTTAGCGTTTTTAATTTGTCTACTATTTCGTCAATAGCTTGTTCCCAGCTGATAGCGATAAACTCTCCATTGATTTTTTTCATCGGAGTGGTAATCTTGTCTTGGCTATGTTGATAACCGATTAACTTTTGTGCTTTTTCACAGATATATCCTTTTGAAACTGGATCATCGAAATCAGAGATTATTTTAACGATTTTATCATCATCAACTGTAATTTTAATGCCGCAGTGAGCTAAACATAGATGACAATATGATTTCTTAATTATCTGTGTCATTTAATAAGTCATGCACTTCGGGATAAAATCTAGTAGAAATAATTAGTCGCATATCTGCATTATTATTTACTGCCCGATGTGGAACAGTAACGTTAACCCAAGCAGGATTTTCAACATTATGCCGACCAATTTCTCGACAATCTTCATCTCTAAAAGATCCTCCTACCTTATAACTAGCGGCATCAACTATCCAACTTGGTAATGGGCCACTTGGATTGGGATCGTTGGCTTCGTAGAAAACAGTATAGCTATCTTTGCAATTAATAATAGGCATATTTAACGCAAAACATCTAACGTTCCAATCAGTATGATCAACATGTATGGGACTATCTTCATATCTTGCTGTTCCTTCTGTGCCTACGAAAGCACTATTAGTCCATCTTTCATACAGTCCTAGATCCTTTAATGCTTGGGTATAACTTGGTGCCTCTGCACGCAAAATATCTTGATTAATTCTGGTAAAAGTAAACCCACGCCCACCAAATGCATTACCATAGTGTTTATTAAATACAGCTAGACATTCTGCTTGAATTGCGTCAAGATTGTTAATGTTTACATGCTTATACAGCCAAGTTGGTCTTGTTTCTACCACTAGTTTTTATCCCTTAGTTTAGAATCTGTCAGATATATAATACGTTCAGCACGCTGTGTCCAACTCATGCGTTTTCCTCCAAACATCATCTCAAACGTAGTGACCATTAAGGGCACAGGAAAATCCCAGGAGGTGGGAATCTTCTGAGCATATACTACTTTAACACCATATGGATCATATTCGCTAGTGCTAGTCTTACCATTTCTATCAAAACGCACAATATCACGTTCCTCAAAGCGACTTAGATCTATATCTATCAGCGTAGGATTGTATATACAGATGGGATATCTATTGGTTATATCAGCATAGTCAAAGATCATATCAAGATTATCCTCGCTGGGTTCTACGTGTATAGCATGTTTGCTGCCAATATGTCTTAATGCCATACTAGGAACACTAATACTTTCGTCTATGGCGTAGCCACATAAGCCAGCATGGTCGATTAACTTGACTAAATTATCTAAACCAAATCCTCCCGCATGCTCTTTTATATAGTCCGTCAAACTATCAGCCGCATTGGTAATGGTATATTCACTACCTTGTTGGACTAGTTTAATCTCAAAAGGTTGCTGTTCACAAGCAAGTATTTGATAGAATATTTCACGCACTGAATTATCGATTTCAAACCCATTAGCATCACCCCAGGTAACTATCCAATTAATATTGTATTCTGTTAGAGCTAGATACCATATCTTGTTATTTCGATCATAATAGGCTCGACCCTGGCTGGACTCTCGAAATGTCTGTAGATCTTTGATCAAGACGTTATCATATGGAAACTTCGCATGGATCTTACCATCAATCATCCAGATACGTTTGGTTCGATCCATCTTGCGTGGTGGTATACGATACTGCGGATCCTCGACTGGCCCAACATCTATGCCCAGTTTGGCGAACTGCCTGCGGTATTTTAGGATCAATTTAACTGCTAGTTCAGCTTGCCTTTCAGTTAATGCTGTGCCAAACATAGTAGCGTTAGCCATGCTGTTGACTATCTGTATGTCATAGCGTGCCAAGCTGATCTTAACCATGTTAGGCATGATCAAGGCAGTGATGCCCACTTCATAGCCTGCGAGATATTCCAAATAGTCTTCGACGTGCGGATAGGTTAACATACTATTATTATACCTTCACTGGAATTGGATTGCAACCTGAAAAAGAAGCCCAGTAAAATTAATTACCGGGCTTTGAGGTCATCGCACTAGGAGCTAGACAGTTTTAAGCGCGATGAAAACTGCTAAAATATTTACATGATCGTCTATACTGATCACGCAGATCTGATATTAGATCTTCCTTAGGATATAGTTAATCCAAGCTAGACCAAAGTTGATACCAGCGGCTATTAAATTGCCTGCTTCTAATGCGTCAATACCAAACGCTGTAAATAATCCTATCAAGAACCAAGTGATTTCCACTTTGTTGATATACGACCACGTTCTAATTTTGTCCCACATAATACTACTCCTTAGATAATAAATTTATCAGCTATATCCACGAACATCCAGCCCACTGCAAAACAACCAATCATTTCTTGGATTTTTGCGGGTAAGAGTGCGTATAATATCGCTAATGCTAAAAATAAACAGATTTTCTTTGTCCATATTGGATGGAAATACATAATTAACCTCCTGCTTTCATACATGTTGTCTTAGCTAAGGCTTCCCACTTTAATGGAAAACTCTTCTTAAGTTGT